GTTCTAACCTCTAGAGTTCCGTTATCTCTCTCGATAGTCTCCACCTTTTCCATTTTCTTGTCGATCATCTCTTGGTGATAAGATGTTATAAGTTTTTCTAGCTCTCTTGCTACTGTTTGTTTTTTCATTTTAGAAACCTCCTTTAATTTGTTTATGTTTCTACCACGAAAGCCCTCAATTAAGAAGGCGTTTAAACGTGGTTAGGTTTCAGTCTGTCTGAATCTCTAAAATCTCTAAACCGTCTTCAAGGAACCATAGATTAAAATCATTAACTAAAGATGTCCAGTTTTTATGCGGTTCATCTGTCTCTTGATTCCAGTTATCAAGCTCAGAAGCATCAGTCTCTCCAGTACTGTGTTCAAATATTACTGTCAAGCATGAGTCTTCTTTTAGAATCCCGTAACAGTCTATACCCTGTATTGTTGCTGTTGGAAATGTTGTCATATCTTCTCCCTTTGTTGTGCCTTTATTAATTGGCGTTAGTTTCTACCAGTGAAAGCCCCAACTAAGGAGCTTGTTACTGGTGAGCTGTGTTAGTCTAGCTCTATCTCTTCCCCATCAAATATATCCAGTTCTGATAGTGTATCTGTTAAAGTATCCATTGTTTATTCCTCCAGTTGTGGGGTGCGTTTAAACACCCCGTTAGTTGTTAGGCTTGTACCATGTAAGTTATAGCCCCTTCAGAAGTACACTTCCCGCACATCATAGGGTGTTGTTGAGACTGCTTCGCTGATTGGTAGCAACTAGCCCCGCACTCATTCTCACATATATGTTTAAGCATTCGTGAGCCTTGCTTCTTAACGTTGCTGATATCAACTTTATCGTGTGGATACTCTCCAATAGTTGCAATGATATTCTTGATAGTCTTGCCCAGCTTCTCACCCGCTTCAGCATATCTCATGTGCTTATTTCCGTCTAAGCCAACAGCTAAGCATATTTTCTTAAATTGTGCTTTGTGTCCGTTCTGACAATCATCAACAGCATGAGCCATTTCATGAGCTAATGTGTCAATGGCTTCAAAAGAATCATCAACTGTAGGAACAATTCTAATTTCATTAATATCAGCATCGCTGTGCGAACGTGGGGCGCATTGTCCCATTGTCTTTTTATTTGATGCTCTAGTGCCAACAATAAAAGAACAAGATACCTTGATTGCGGGACACTCTTGCCCGTTAGGTTTAAACGCTGTTTCATTTAACAACACATAAGCCCGTTGCAAGTATTCCTCTCTAGTTTTATATTTCATTTTTTCATTCATCATATTTTCACCTTTTGGTTATGCCCCTAGTAAAGGGCTGTTAATTACTACGTAGTTTCCGATAATTGGGGGATGATGTCAAGCGAATCAGAGTAAATAATGCAACTATTTTACCTGTGGATAACCTGTGGATAACTATAGGCTAAAATCGAGCTTGGAGAAAATAGGTACTAAACCCCCAGTTCATAACAAAATGCCTTAGAGAGGAGCTGAGAAGCTCTGAGAGGTTATAGCCGTTATAGAGCCGTTATAGAGTGATATAGTATAACTATTACTTTAATATGGGTTATTTTTAGACAGATTAACCAGTTACTTTGAAACGGGGCTACAAATTACAGAACGTTCTAGAGTTTTTAGAGTTACTTTTAAACGGGGACAGTTGTCACGTTATAGAGTTTTAGAGTGGTGCGTTTAAACGGGACATCAGTTCCTTAGGGGAGGGCAGGAGCACCATACCGCCCCTACCCCATATATATAGATGTTCTACATTTCTAGGAGATTTAGGATATTAACCAGCCCCTAACTTTATAAAGTTTTATAACAGAATATTATATATAATTGGATAACTTTAATGGGGGATAGTGGGGGGTTATATTGTATCTATAACCGGGGGAACCTTACAATTCTATTGTACACATTATTTCCAACTTTGTCAAGTCATTTGTAAAATAAACCTAAAAACTTTAAAACACTTGACAAACTTGACAAATGATACTATAATAACTACATGACCACAAACTATTTAGCTGAGACCAAAGACAGAAAGCTTACTGAAAAGCAAGAATCATTCTTAAGTCACCTCGTGGAAACAGGGGGAGACTTTAAAAAGTCAGCCGAACTTGCAGGATACTCAGGCAATCACTATCAAGTATTACAATCTTTAAAAGAAGAAGTAGTGGATGTAGCCTCAAACGTTCTTGCAAGGGAAGCTCCTACAGCGGCATTCAAGATTATAGACATTCTAAAATCAGATAAGCCTATATCTCAAGCTAATTACAAGTTACAAGCTGCACAAACTATCCTTGATAGAGTAGGTGTTGCTAAGACAGATAGGTTAGAAGTCAATCATAATGCAGGAGGAGGTATATTTATTCTCCCAGAGAAAAAGGCGATTGATGTAGTAGCCGATGATGCTGACTACGAAGAGATATCTTAATGGAGTTATTAATACTATTGATAATTTTAAACTATGTTCCTTGTGAGAATCAAGGTTCTTTAGAGCCTTGGACTACTACACACGGAAATACTTCGACAGGGACAGTAACATCAACATCGACATGAAGATATTCTTAACTGAGATAGATGCATACGGCACTACGTTCTCAGGACCTAATATTATTGCTTCAACGATTGAAAGAGCAGAAGAAGCAGCAACACAAAATGGTTTGATTGTTGTTGGTCAGCTTGATAGTATATACATTGACGATAGTAACAGTGAACATGTGAATGTTTTAAATAAAGATGAGGATAAAATAATACACTAATGTTATTAGATAAATTAAAACAAAGAGTACAACTTAAAAGTGGTGGCTCAACAGTAAACGCAGCCGGAAACTATACAGAACCAACAAAAAGAAAGAAGATATTCCAAAGAATAAAGTCTGCTGCTTCGCACGGAACTGCAGCCGGTAAATGGTCTGCACGAAAAGCACAAGCTTTAGCGAAAGCCTATAAGAAAGCTGGTGGAGGCTACAAGTAATGTTAAAGAAAGCTCAAGAAGACCTAGTAAAATGGGGTAAACAAAAGTGGGGCACAAAGTCTGGACAACCCTCTAGTAAAACTGGAGAAAGATATTTACCTGAGAAAGCTAGAAAAGCTTTAAGTGATTCAGAGTATGCAGCTACCACAGCAGCCAAACGTAAAGACAAAGCTTCAGGTAAGCAACACTCACCTCAACCTAAGAAAATTGCAGAGAAAACAGCAAAGTTTAGGATGGCTAAAGGTGGAAAGGCTGATAGCAGATTAAAAAAAGCAGGAGTCAGTGGTTATAACCAACCTAAACGAACTCCTAATCATCCTACTAAGTCACATGTTGTTGTTGCTAAATCAGGCAGTACAATTAAAACTATTAGGTTTGGTCAACAAGGCGTAAGTGGGGCTGGTAAAAATCCTACATCAAAACGTGAAAAAGCAAGACGTAAAAGTTTTAAAGCTCGTCACGCTAAAAATATTGCTAAAGGAGTCTTATCAGCGGCTTACTGGGCTAACAAGGTGAAATGGTAATGGCTGGAAAACAAATAGGAAGCGATGAGAAACCTGTAACATTTAGGTCACCAATTTATAAAAATACCCACGGTAGTAAAGGTGCAAACCCTAGACCGGGATTTTATACAGATGACTATAGAGATAACTGGGAAAGAATATTCGGCAACAAAGATAAAGCCGAGGAGAAAAAGAATGAACAAGATTAAAAACTGGATAAAGAAAGTAAAGAAAGCTTATGGTAAGCTATTTAAAAAAGCTTTATCCCCTATAAAAAAAACAACAACGAGGAAAACTAATGTTAAAAGAACTCCTAGAAAAAAGAGTAAATAGTATTATTGACGCTAACGAACTTACAGACATGCAAGTCTGGGGTTGTTGGTGTGGCATAGGCTTTGTCTGTGCTTTGATTGTAATGTGGATTATCTAAATGCTTTTACCAGACGGATACATTAGAAGAGCAACCTCTACTATACCGTTTGGGTATGAGTTAGATACACTGACGAATCACTTAAAACCTATAGAAGAACAACTCGATGCTTTACAAGTAGTTGAGAACATGGTTGTTAATGAAGAGATATCTTTACAAGCTGCATGTGATTGGTTAGAATACAAAACAGATAGACGCATATCTACTCCCGGCTTAAAAAAACACATAGATAAAAAATATGGAAAACGAAACGAGAGACTGGGAGACGAATCCTCATCTCTACTTACAGAATGAAGATGGAAACTTTGTCTTAAAGAAAGACGGAACTCCAAAAAAGAAAGCTGGTAGACCTCAAACCACAACCGAAAAAGCTATTAGAGCTGCTCGGTCTACTGTCGGGCGTAAGAAAAGAAACATTCAAAAGCTTGAGCAAAAGCTAAACAACGCTAGACAATCGTTTAAGAAACAAAAAGAAACAATTCAAAAACTTGATAAGACTCTAGAAGGTCCTATCACTACCGATGAGCTAGAGACACTTCCTAAAGCTGTCACTGAAAATTTAGACAATCACAAAGTATTATTCCACGCCAACGAAGGTCCACAAACAGACTTCCTTGCGGCTGGTGAGAAAGATGTTCTATATGGTGGAGCAGCTGGTGGTGGTAAATCATACGCTATGATTATCGACCCACTGCGTAACTGTCACAAGAAAGCACACAGGGCTTTAATCCTTAGACGGTCTATGCCAGAACTTAGAGAAATGATTGATAAGTCTCGAGAGTTATACCCACAAGCTTTTCCCGGTGCTAAGTTTAGAGAAGTAGAAAAGCTTTGGAACTTTCCAAGCGGTGCAAAGGTAGAGTTTGGTTTCCTTC